TTCGATTGTCGAACTTGCGGGGATTTGAAAAACGGCTTTAGATTGTGCCCCAGTATCGTCAGACTGGTTAATACTGAAGATATATCCGGGATGATTCCAAATAGCAAAGCCGTTAACTTTGCCGGTGCTAGCGTCACCGGTAGCATATAATCCGCCCAACAAGTTACCGTCGTAATAATATTCCATCATACCTTTTTGTAAGGTAATTCTAAAATTGGTATCTTCGTCAACCGTATTATAAGTGATACCATTGATTATTCCACCGATAATATTACTAGCATTAAGGTTTTTGATATTAATATTCTGGCCATCAATGCTTTCGGCGGTAATCGCTGTTTTAAACGTTTGACCGCCATCTGTTGATACTCCGAGACCTGCAGAGTTAAGAATGACCATCTTGTTATGGTCGTTCTTATCAATAGCAATGATTCCTTGATCTGTGAACTTTAATTCAGTACGAGCTGCCAGAATACTATCTGTCGCAATCTGCATTTGACTACTAAACCATGCGTTGGGAAGAACTGCGTTACCATTTATGATGTCGTTCATAATGTTATTGATATTGGACGAACCAGCCGATTCTTTTTGTGCCATAGTCAAATCACCACAGGTAACTTCAACGGTGATTCGACTACCGTTGATATCGTATGAACTATTAACCTTAGTTATTCTAACTTGATCTTCAAAACCCAGTGACTCATCAACAATTGTTATGGTGTCGCCAGGAGTTGCCATTGCATACGGGTAACCAGCAGTTTGCAAATCTAATAGTGAGACGGTAATTGATAAACTCCAACTATTGTCAACTTTTGCTTTGACAGCATCAAGTAAATTTTCAGCAATCGTATAACGTTCATCATCTACCGGGTCCGCTTCTATTTTTCCAAACTTTGCTTTGTACATATCATATAGCGGGCTATAATACTCAACATTCAGTCGCGGTGTAGTTTGGTCATCTGGATCACTGTGAGCACCAAATCCGACGCCATAAGTAGCAAATGAACTATTATCAGTCTCAATCTCAGCCTTTTCCAAATTAAAACCTTGTCGTACTACGGTGGCTAAATCGGAACCAATTTTATCTTTAATATACACGGTCTTTTCATTTACATAGAACTCAGCAGAAATTTGCTTGATGATATCATTGAATAAATCAAGCTTATTTTTCAATCCCCAATTCTCTTTAGTAAACGCGGCTGTATTCGTCTCGTTAACATAAGAATACCCAGTACCATTAAAGATTGCTCGAAGATACTCGTTCAAAGGGTGTGATCCGTTCCATTCTTCATGAAAAGCCGTTTTATTCAAGGTATAGAAGAACATCTGGACAGCTGAGAATGTGACTGTGTTGTCACTATCGTTATGTTTAAATGTAATAACCGCATATTCCTCGTTCTTGAAGAGCATTGTCCACCCTTTTGCCAATCCTTGCTTAACACTAGTGCCAAAGTAGATTGTACCCGTTAATGATTTTTCACCATTAATGCCCTCAGTTACTTTGATTTCCGTATCAGCAACATATTCTTTGTTGCTAACATCTCTAAAGACTGTCATTTATTAACCACCTCCTACGCATACAGATTTTGAAAGTTTAAAATTCTGATTTCACCTGCGAGTGAACTAGAAATTTTGTTTGTAACACCTGGTAAAAGTTTAAAGTAAGCCTTGTTTGTATTTTTGACAATGCTAATCGAATTTCTAGTATATTCATACCCAGAAAGAGCAATAACATCACCACTAAACAGCGACCCAGTATACTTAAATTCCGTGCCGTTTAGCGTAAGCAATAGACCGCTACCCGATTGCTTGGCAGTAAATTCAATAATGAATCCTTGCTCCAGCTGACTGCAAGGCACCGTGCCGGCATACGGAATAACTAAGTTATCAGTATTGTAATACGTATCAAGGTACCATTTGTTATAGCCGGGATCTGATGGTGCTGGACTATAAGGTGTGACTGTGGTACCTTTTTCTAGCTTTGGAGCGGCAAAGTATATAAATACTCCGTCCGGTAAACTGCTTGAAAGTTCAAATCTCATGCTTTGTTTATATAGATTATTTGGGTCAGGCACGTTTGTATTAAACGTAAATTTCTCGATAACCCGCTGCCAACCATTGCCGGACAGCGTGTTAAGCCTAGTCCATTTGCCATTTATAGAAGTGGCTAATGACTCCCACGCTATAGCATAAGAGTCAGAAAGAGTTGAGGGGTCTACTCCTACCACCTTAACGTATATACTATAAGTGTACGTATCGGTTGTATTTATTAACTGAGCAACCGAACTAAATGCGTATCTGGCATTATTCCAAGCAACGGATAACTTATTAGCTCTTGAACCTAAATACGTCCCAATATCAGAAGCCCAACCAGAGTTCTTAGTATACCAATCATTACTAGATTGATTAGCCGAATCACGCAATAAATTTTCGCCCAAATATGGAACCTCTGCCGTAATATTTAAATCCCGTGGCACACTTTCACCGTAAGGCAGTTTCATCGTTATAAATGTCATCGTTAACTTGTATAACACGGCGCCGCCAATATTCCCCTGCAGTTCAGGTTCAATTGACTTCGCATACACAAAGAACCGCTTGTGGCTTGGCCGTGTAGTTAGCTGTTCATATAAGTTACCCTCGTTTTCTCCTGGCCGTTCAAAGTCAGGAGTTAATTCTCCGCGCATTTCAGTAATGTAAAACCCGTCAGTATCTGATAACAACGCATAAAGTCTTTCTCGCAATATCGTCTCTTCGTCTAGGTCATCAGCACGATAGAAGCCTTCAACCTCTATTTCTTTGCTAGTGTGCCATCCGCCAAAATCAACGTTGCCGTTTCGCCCTTGAATCTGAGTACTGTTTCGAGTAATTGCCGGTGCACCTTCTTCAAACTTAGTCACTAACACTTTTAACTGGCTCAAATACGTACGGCTATCGCCCTTTTCAATTAATAAATCCATATTTATACCTCGCTAATTAATAAAGAACTTGTTGTGTACGCGTGCATCTGCATCACCTTGACTAACAATCGTTCGAATCTTGTCACCGATAATCTCATTATGAACAACATATGTTGGCTGTACCCAGTTATCGGTATCGATATTTTGGTCCATATCACCTGATGAATAACTAGCAGCTTGCATTGCCAAATCACCCGTTTTTATATCGCTGGCAACTGAATTAATACTATCAGTAAAATCTTTTGTATTAACACCATTCAATCCTGATACTGCACTATTAGCAAGGTTAGCTGACATTTTAGAAACATCAACTGCTGTTGACTCCATCCCGTTTACGAAGCCTGCACCAAAATATCCACCGAATGCATAAGTTACTCGCGATGGTGAATGAATTTTCAACGCACTTTGAATTTTGCTTGCCGCAGCACTAGCTAAACGACCAGCTGCTGACATAACAGCACCAACCATGCTGCCAATACCATTTACCAACCCTGATCCAAGGAAGCTACCAGCTGAACTAAAAGCCCCTTGTTGACCACGAGCACCACTGGCGCCACTACTACCGAGACTAGAACCAGCTGACCTAGCACTACCAGTACGACTACTAATACCGCTGGCCGCTGCTCCACCGTTTTTAGAACCGGCAGAAGTAAAGTAGCCTGCTGTTGAGCTAATCCCTGAAGCACCTGAACGCCCGACTGATGATCCTGATGATTGTGCACTACCTGTTTTACTGCTTAATCCACTGGCAGCCGCACTACCATCTTTTACACCAGCAGATGTGAAATACCCAGAAGCAGAGCTAACACCTGAAGCGCCGGCTCTACCAACTGCAGCACCAGCTGATTGATGCTTACCCGTACTGTTAGCAATTGCTTGCGCCGATTGAATAGCAGCGTTGCCACCGGCTGCTTTAAACGCCGCTTGCCCGGCGGAAGATGCAGCTGCACCTGAAGATTGTATGACGTCAGTAGCTGCTCCAATAGCATCATACTTTTGCCCTGTGAAACCAGCTGCCAAAGCTTTTAGCAATATGCCACCAATCGCGGTCATTTGACCGGCATAAGTAGCCAAAACCGCAATCACAGCGGCTAGCGTTGCTCCAGCAATTTGAATTAGTATAGGCATTTCAGTAACAAATGCCTGTGCTAGCTGACCAACCAGCGCAATCCCCGCAGCAAGTAATGCTGGTGCTTGACTACCAATTGCACCAATCAATGCAACCACAAATCCTACACCTGCTGAAACCAATGATGGGATAGCCGACGTTAATGAATTTATCAAACTCACAATCATAGCCGTGAATGAAGCAATAACTCCGGGTGCATTTGTTGAAATGGAAGTCATTAATGCAATTAGCATATTAGAAAATGACGTAATAATAGCGGGTGCATTTTGAGTTACAGCGTTCATAACGGAAACAAGCATTGTCGTAAATGCTAACGCAATGGCTGGTGCGTGCGTTGATACTGCCGTCATTAAACTAACCATCATGTTTGAGAACGCAGCTGCAATCGACGGGGCTTGTCCCGCAATCGTGTTCATTAAGTTCGTCATCATGCCCAAAATTGCACCAACAATTTGAGGAACAGCTGCTATTGTTGTAGTAATGAATTCAGTCATCATGGCTGCAAACCCAACGCCTAACGCTGCTAACACTGGCACAATGCTGTTAACGTTACTTGAAAGTGTCGATATAGCTTGGGCAACTTCTTTAACGCCTAATCCGAATGCAGCGACTCCAGCGCCAACGGCTAATACCGCCGCACCAAACACCCCAATACCAACCGCGTTAGCTGTTAACAGTGGCCCGAGCAATGCAAATGACCCAGCCACCGCAACAATTCCAAAAGCCAACGCAGCCATAACTTCTTGTGCGCCACTACCAGCTTTTGCTAGACTGATTGCGGATTGTACTAGAATGGCAATACCAGTTGAAGCAGCTAAAACACCTGCACCAATTAATGCAATCGCAGCGCCCATTGATAAAAAGTTTGCTGCTGAAGATGCCGCTGCGTTCGCACTAGTTCTAGTTGCGTTCCCTAATGGTGTAACAGCTTCGGCAGCCGTTTTGCTTGCACTCCCGATTCCAAGCAGTTTCCCAGGGATTCCAATAATGCTTTTACCCATATTGAATAATCCTTTTGCTGCACCACTTGCAACACCTACTATTTTGCCTGCACTAGTAATAAAAGCCCCAGTTGCTGTAACAGCTGGTCCAATAACTGGTGACAATCCAATAAAACTCCTAGCCACTTGAGCAATACTGCTATTACTGTCAGTTGCCCATGTGATAGTCTGATTAATCATATCAACCATCGCACTGTTTACGCCGCCTTTAGCAGCAAGTGACTTATTTCTAAGCGATTCCCAGTTACCGCCAATTTGTTCGATCTTCGAACCAATGTTTTGTTGCATTTCATTAGCTTGATCCTGTAAGAATTTAGTAGCAGTAGCTGTCGAACTGCTAGCACCGTCTTGTGCTTTTGCATAAGCTGACCATGATGTTGCCGTGTTACCTGATTCATCTTTTACTGAGCTTAGCAGTGGCAACATTGCTTGCATGCCGGCAGTGTTAAACATAGTTTTGAGCGCTGCGGTTTTTTGTGCAGCGATCATACCATCAGTTGCAGCAGCTACTTCTTTAAGAATAGTGGGAAATGATTTCATGTTACCTTGTGCATCGGTAAATGATAATCCTAATTTTTTCATTTCCCCTGCAGCCTTATCAGAAGGAGCTTCCATCTGAATAATGGCATGTGCCAAATCTTGTGAAGCACGTTGAGCTGTAAAACCTTTGTTAGTTAGAAGCCCTACAGCTTCGGTCATGCTCCCCATACTGAACCCGGCTTGACTTGCGATACCGCCAATATTACTAATAGCGCCTGACATGTCTTCAATGCTTGCGTTAGACAGGTTAGCTGTTTGAGTAAGAATTGCTGCAGCCTGTGCTGGTGACTTTAGGCTTTTCCCCCACACGTTCATAGCTTGCTGAACTGTTCCAGCAGTCGTCTGCAAGTCAGCTCCCGTCGCTGTGGCTGCTTCTGCAATTGCTGGGAACTCTTTGGTAATCGTTTTAATAGACGCGCCATCTTGCGCCATTGAGACCATGGCGTCAGCTGCATCTTGAGCGCTAAGTGGTAATTCAGCACCCATCTTGTTAGCCATGTCTGCTAACTCACCAATATCCTTTGAGGTACCACCAGCAATGATTGCAGCCTTGTTAAGAGATTGTTGGAATGTACCGTATGATTTTAACGCGCTAACACCCATAGCGGTAGTTGCAGCACCGGCGGCAGTAGTTACCTTACCAATAGTGGACATGCCTTGGGATACTCTGCCACTTAGCCCTGAAATACCACTCTGCATGCTGCGAGTAGAACTATTCATCTGGCTCATTGCTGCGACATAACCACTAATATTGGCGGTAAAAGTGGCGGTTACTTGTGCCATAATCTAACCTCCTTATGGTTTGTTTCCAAACAGTCTGTTAACTTTTGCAATCAACTCAGCGGTTGGCTTTCTTCGTTTAGAATTGCTAGAGCGGTTTATAATTTCTTTTTCTGTCTTGTCTAACTGCCGCTGCATCTTATTTAATGCACGTTGTGGCTTCTGTGCATTAGTTAAACCTGCAGTATAAACAGATTGATTCAATTGTGCTCGTCGTTTATCAAGCTCTCGTAACTGTAAGCCATCCATCAATGCCCTGGCTTCCCACTTATACAAAGAAAAGGGATAACCGACATCGGTTATCCCCATTCTTGCGAAATCAATTATGAGAGACTCTTGCGCATTGCGTCCAACGTATCTTTCTGAACTTGCTGCTTCATCTTTTCCTCTTCCGTTTCCGCCTTTTTCCCGGTTTGATACTTGTCTACCAAGTTGATCCAGTGTGTGGCGGCGCGACGGAAAAAACCTGACTTCTGCAACTCATCTTGTAAGTCAGCACGTAATTGTTCAAACTGACCATCTTCTTCATACTTATCCATCAGATCTGCGACTTTATCTTCTGAAATGCCGGACAATAATACTTGAACTGCATTGGGAACAGCCATTTCGTTGTCAGTCACAAATTGTAACCAAAGTTGGCTAGCCCCATCGTCAGCATTGGGGGCTGTTGATAGAATCTTGTTTGCACGGAAAAATGCCTTAAAATTGAATTTAACTTCTTTATCATTAATTTTCATTGTGGAGTACCCCTTTTTCTGTTTTATTCACCAGTTACTTCAACATTGACGGTCTTTGTAAAGCTCCCTGATTTAATCGTGACAGTCGTTGATCCAGCCTTAACACCTGTTACCAATCCAGATGTATTGACTGTGGCTGTAGCCACATCAGCGCTCTCGTAAATAGCAGCAGCAATGACTGCATCCTTATCGGCCGCATCCGAAGGTACTGCACTGACTGTTAATTGTTTAGTACCTGATACGGCTACCGAGACGCTACTTGGAGTTACCGTAATATCAGTTGCCCGTTCGTCGTCTTGACCAGCCGCGTCACTGAATTCACCTTCAGTTTCACCAGGACGTTCAAAGTTGTAAAGTTGGTTCAATGCAGCAATTTGCTCGTCGCTCAACGGGAATGTAGCGTCAGTGCCATCAGCATTCTTGTCAGCAAGCTTTCCGATGATATTCAAAGTAAAGTCCATTTCGCTGAAAGAATCTTCATCGGAAATATCGTTACTGTCAACAACTCCATAACCGAACATTGCTGGATATGCCTTGTGGTCACCCTCGACAATTGCAAGCCGTGGATCAACTTCAACACGCCATACTTTGACTTGCCGTCCATGGTGCTTAGCACCGTTGATAATACCACCAGTCTTATCACCTGGTACCTTGTAAATCGTGATTTCAATAGAGTCTTCGTTCGTTGACGCAGCGATAACTCTGCCCATCTTAGTTTGTTCATCTAGTGAATCACCCTCAATAGACGTATCACCAGACGTTTGGTGAGCCGGTAATACTGCGGGGCTTCCAATTGGTGCTACCTTAGGGTCAGTTGATTGGATAAAGTACCAAACGTCTTTACCACGAACAGGTGTGTCTTTAACATACGTAATACCGTTATTAATTGTTTTATCTGCCATGTTTGCAGCTCCTTATTTTTAAATTGTGATTTTAACTAAGAACATTGCACGACTTAGGTCCCGCCCAGTACTGGTGTCTTTAGTTATCTGTGTTGTAAGCGAGTCCCATTGGACAACGCGTGATAGTGCGTTTTTTACTTTTGCAATATCTGATTCCACCGCAACCGGCGAGGTCCCCCCTCGGCGTAGTAATCAATCTGCTGTTCTACTTGATTGAGCGTATCGGTCTTGCTTGAAACGTCTAAATCAGTGTGAACATTAATGTGTACAAGTGGTAGTTCATCATCAGGCTGTGGCTGTCTAAAAAACACTCTGAATCCATTTGCTTGTAATGCCGACCGCAACCTTTTGTAGTACTCCGTCAATTCCATTAGAAAACCACCTTATTCAGCTCATCATTAACCGCTTGATAGAAGAACGGCGTTGCCGCAATGGCCCCAGGCCGCATGAATGGCTGTGCACTCATCTTATAAGTGCCATATTCGTTATAGCTTGAATAGTCAGCACGAGAAGTATAGGTTCCCACAACGCTGTTTTTGTTCTTTTTAACAGGATCAGCAATGATGTTATTACACATATAACCTGTATCAACTCGTGCTAATCGTTTAGAACGATCGGACGCTTCTGACAAAGTCTTCTTCATAGCAATTGCAACATGGTCTGGGGCTTTGGCTCCCGCAACGTTAAACGTCTTGTATAAGTCGTCTAATCCTTTAAATGAAACGTTGAAATCACTGTTAGCCAAATGTCAGCACCCTCACTTTCCTACCACGAATAGCAGTTATTACACGACGCTCGACATTCTCATAAACTACACGATCAGGAATATCAACTTGATTCTTTAAATGAACTTCAAAAACCACCGTCTTAAGCAATCCATAAGTAGCTAATTTGTTAGCATCCGTTACAGGGACAATCGTCGCCGGTAGAGTAACTTTACGTTTCGATACTTCACCAGTTAAGTCATCTTCCGGTCCATCGAAGTATATGAGTTGAATACGATCGTTGTATCTCATACAAATCGGAACCCCCCACGACGCCGGCGAAAACTCTCACGGTAAATATCGAGATCACTAGCCCATTCGCTTAAATCAATCTTTAACCAGGTATTGCTGACCTCTCCTTCAGTTGAAGCAGCCTTACCCTCATCACCAATCGCGTTGTACATCCGCACAACAATTTCTTTGATGATGTAGTCTACGTTGTCGGGTAATGCTTTATTAACAACGCCATCCTGATTGATGTACGCCAACACACGGGCTTTAGCATCACTAATTAATTCATTTAGTAAATCGTCCTGAAGTTCGTCTTTAATTCCGACCCGTAATTTGACTGCATTCAAAATATCCATCTATTTCACTCCCTAAGCCAAAATAAAAAGCGCTACAAATTGCAACGCTTTTTAATTCATTATTCACTTGCTGTAACGGTTACAGCAATATCAGTAGTAAACTCACCAGAAGTTGCCGTGACAGTTGCTGTTCCTTCTGCAACCGCTGTGATTGTGCCGTCAGCTGCAACAGTTGCTTTACTGTCATCACTGGACTTCCAAGTAACTGCTGCAATTACTGCTGCGCTATCGTCAGCGTCAGCTGGTTCGGTCGTGATTGTAACTTTGCGGGTATCGCCTACTTTAATACTGGCCGTCTTCTGTGATGGCGTGATGGCGGTAGTATTATTCGGCGTTACGCTTTTTTTGCCAATACCACTTTAGTAGGGTCGTACAAATATGCTACATAATGTTCGTCAGCAGTCAGTACTGTTGTTTTGTGAATTACATCCCGGTCGTTTTCTACTTCAACGTTGCGCTTCATAACTAATTTTAATGCTGGGCTAGCAGAGTTAATCTTCACGAAAATAGCTTGCCCGGCTGAAACTTTATTAGATTCAATAATTTGAACGCCTAATACCGCAAAGTTGGTTCCATTGACTAATGCATTTTGTGAAACATCAGAGCCCGTTCCTTCATTACGAGCTGATTTGCGAAGCGCGGCAGCATCGGCCGGGTTCATAACGGCTACAACTGGACTATCATCTGCATCGCCAACATCAGAGAACTTAGTAAGTGCTGCTTGGACCATATCTGAATTTGCTCCAAAATCAACTGTTTGAGTTGCGGTTAATGCTGCAGCTAAAATATCGTTATCAACTTTATTAGCAATCGCTAAACCTAACTGCTTTGTTGATTCTCCTACCGGATCGCCATACCCACTTAAAACTGCCTCATCAGTAATTTCTGTACCTTTTGCAGCCTTCTTGACCGTTGCGTTAGTAGTAGTAGTCCCCAGTTTATCTAAAGGAATTGCTGCGCCTTCTGCAACGTCTTCTGCATCACCAATATAAGTGAACTTAGGAAATGTTAGCGTATTACCAGCGCGTCCTTGAAGCGTACTATCAACGCTGGCCAACGGGGTAAAACGTAAAGCATTCTTCAGTTCATAAGAAACGATTGGAGCAAGTACTTGTGGGTTTACTAAATCTGCTAATTGTGTAATTTCATCAGCCATTATTTTGTTCCTCCTGTAATTTCGTTAAATTTATCTGGGTTTTTATTAAATAGTTCAAGCCGTTCTGCTGCTGTCATCGAATCGAAATCCTTTTTTGAAACGTCATTCAAGTTACCGAGTTGAGAAGAACCAGAAACGGGCTTAGTTCCTGTTGCAATTTTTTCAACACGTTGATTAACTTGAGCATCAATACTACCTTTTAAAGTTTCCACTGCATTCTTAATGGCTTCCGCATCGCCTAAACCAATAAGCGTGTCACTCATATCAGCAGGTAAGCCATTATCTTGCAGTAATGCTTTAGTAGCTGCCTTTAATTCGCTTTGTTTCAGTGCAGCTTCACGTTTCTCAATTTCTGCAACGCGAGCTTGCATTTCAGCATCTGCCTTTTCAGCTGCTGACATTTTAGCAAGCTTAGCACCCTCATTTTTAGCGTCTTCCAACGCTTGTTTATTATCCGCTTCCCATTTAGCCTTGGCTGTTTCAACAGCCTTAGCGGCACGTTTATCGGCCTCTGAGTCAAGCTTTGACTGTAGTTCCTTTTGAGTAAGAGTCACCGGCTCATCCTCTTTGGGATCTTCGGGATCAGGGTCAGGATTAGGATCGGCAAAAAATTGTAAATTCATTGATAATTTTTTAAGTTCAATCATTGTATTGGTTCCTCCTTAGCCCAAAACAAAAAGACATGTTATAAGAACCCAGCCACACATTTTCCCGACTACATTCACACGTCTATTACTTCACGCTATTTATTTGTAAGTAGTTTTATGACTTGCTCGGGTCAATAAGTTATTAGATTGATACTGTAAGGATTTGACCAGTCTCAAAGTGTGAGTGACATTCTTTTTCAGCGCCTTTGCCCCTCCGAATTTTAATCGTTAAATCGTGGTAATTTTGTGTTTGGTAAGCATCAACTTTGATATTCAGCGGGTAACTATCGTTAACTTCATTTACTAAATCTTTGATAATTTTAATCATCATTTGGTTGTTAAGTTCAACTTCTTGTTTTGGCAATTTTATCAGTCCTCTCTATTCATCAACACCAACCCACGAGCATAGACAATTAGGATGCCGGGGAATCATACCATCTGCTTCACGATAGCTAAATACACGGCCGTCAAGTGGCGCGCAAATACGACAAGCACCAGTGTTAGCAACCCACCTTAACTTGTTGTAGCCTGCTTCCTTAGAGGCTCTGATGGACTCCTCCGCCATGATGCGTGCACTCTCAGTTCGCAATAATCGGCGTGCTTGGTAATCTAGCACGTTGTATCGCTTACGAATCTCTGCAACAGCATCAACAGGGTTGGTATGAGTCAGCAAGGCTTGCTTCATGATGCGACTAACATCATATTGCAGCTCATCCATGTTTGACCAAATACGATCTGACCAATTAACATCGGCAATTACACCATCAACCAAAGCTTGTATGTCACCTTTTGACGCCTTAGGGTACAAAGATTTAATCTTATTTACCGTTGACTTAGCGACTCTTCTAAAATAAGCATTCAACTGCTTGTTTAATTCAATACCTGTCTTGGTTGCATATACTAGCGCGGCATAAGCGATAAGCTCAGAATTAGTGGCAATTTGACGCTGTCTAATGTCCGACTCCATCGCCACAGATTGAATCTCATTTAGCAGTTCTTGGTCTGGCAATTGGTTATCAGTTGCATGACTGTATTGTGGATACTTGCCAATAAATTTGTACCACCAATCAAGTAATCCTCGCATGTCACCATTGACCGCCGACTTAATTGCTCGTTCGTTGGTTTTCTGGTTCGCCTTGCTGTCCGCGAACTTCCTCATCGCCGTAACCAGTACCGCTTGTTCCATTAGTTAGCACCCCATTCTTAGTGACATAACCACCCATTCGTTGACGTTGCTTATCCATCATGTCGATAATTTCGTCAGCATCAGATACGTTAGGCAGGTACTGATAGAGATATTCTTGCGGTAACTGCGCCCCCGCCTGAACCAATGACGTGATGATTGCAATATCATCAGTTGGCATATTGTCTTTAAAGATAAAGTTGATCTTATTCGCATCAACGTCCCACTCACCAGACACTGCTTCCTCAATAGTGGAAACAGTATTATAGCGAGCAGTTAACCCACGTTCAAACTGTTTGCGCTTCGTACTTGCTAACTCAACCGTACCAAGAATTTTATACTTCATCGCTACCCCTGAAGCATTACTTGCAAAGTTCTCATCTGTCAGGTCCGGCGTATGACTGAACTTGTGGATGTCTGATGCTAGCCGTTTCTTATATACCTCAGTCCCTGTGCTATCGTATTCTTTGTGAATGTACTTCGCATCGGCTGAGGTCTGCTTACCAGTTGAATCAATCCCCGACTTAATCAACAACATGTTCGCTTGTCGCATGCGTTCCAGCTGTTCTAGTCGGTCTTGTGCTAATTTCTTCATAGACTCTTCGTCATTCGGGTCTATTGATTGTAACAACACTGAGTCATCAAATAACGTATCGATATTCCCTTCAATAACAAGTAACGCCTCGTTAAAGTCGGTCATATAGTTAGCAGTATCAGATTGTGCTGCGTCATAAAGGTCAATCAATGTTAAGACGTTTTCATAGTCTCCTTGGCGAAAGGCGTTATTCTTATATTCGATAACAGGGAATGCAAACTGTACTTGTTCATCCGCTTGTTCCGGCGCCGTGACCGAGCCAGCGACATCGACAGGTTTATAAGTAACGTGCTTTTCCTTAGTCCACGTTTCAGGAACATATTTAATCACAGGAACGCCTGTTGCCGAAATATCCTGTACTTCATGATACCGAACGGCCATAACCGGCTGTGGGTCTACCGAAGTATCATAAATAACAAACGTCTCTCTTGGGTCAAGCTTGACGCTGTGATCAATGCCATCTTCCCCGTGATAAATGTATTCATATGCTCGACCAAACGTTGACATGTCCAGGAACAAATCATAATTCAAGGTATTAATATCATTCACTTGATTAAATTTATCTAGGCTGTCTGATGACACGCCACTGAGATTAATTGCATTCCCAACGCTATAAGATGTCTGGAAATCAGCGATGTATTTAGCAAATGAATGCACCGCCCGATGGTCAGCTTTCCCTTTCTCGTTGCGTCGATTATCAGGTTCGAGAATGTCGTCATTGTGTCCCTGATAGTAATCTAATAACCGTTGTAAACGTGGTCGTTGATAACTATAATGATGTCTAATAAACTCTGCAATCCGTGTAGGCGTCAACTTTTCAAGATCTTCTTGATATACCATGATTGCCTGTTTGAAATTTTCCATGTTATCCAAATCCAATATATTTCACCTCACAATCCTAATTGTTTTAATTCAGCCACACGGTCACGATAACTCATGTATTGGCCATTCTTGACGAACATAAATTTCTGCATAGCGTAACGCAACGCGTCAATCGCATGGTTATTCGCGTCGACGGGCGTATTCAGCCAGTTCCCTTGCTTGTCACGATCATAGACATATAGATTCATTTCCTCGAGTAGTCCTTTGCATCTAGGACTTATGACGTAACGGTAAGACTGCATGTATTGAATCCCTTGAACAACACTATCTTTACCTTTACCGCTAGGTTGAATTCCCGGAACGCCATGCACTCGTGTAAGTTCAGCAATCAAGTTAGCACCAGCGCTATCTGCCGTAATTGGCAACCCATACGCCTTATGCTGAATAAGCTGTTGTGCAATCTGACCAGTGAGCAAGCCGTGTTTATAAAATTCATCGTACACATAAATCACATGGTTGATTTGGTCCACTGCAATAAATATTCCAGCGGTTGGATCGTTCTTAAATCCAAAGTCTAAGCCGACTGATTTAGGTAAACGACTAATACTTTGCATATCAAAATCACGCGTTTCAAACAGCCCATCAAATACCAAGCCTTCAGCGACTCCCCAATCACCCAGAACTGCTACACGCGCACGATTTGGGTTCCGTGTTAGCATTTCTTCTAAGGCTGCTACATAATCATCATTCAAATGATCATTGTCATGATATGTCGTTGTTGTTGCATACACACCTGATCGTGCTGTGTCTTTATCAAAAAACTCTGGCTTGAGCCAATGCCGTTCAGACCAAGGGTTAAAGGTAATGAGCGTTTGATAAAAGCCGCCTTCCGGAAGCTCGCCACGCATGGACTCTTCAACCGTGTTAAAGGCATCAAGTGTTTTTAACTCATAGGCTTCTTCGTACCAAGCACGACATAATTGGCCGATAGTAGGCGTTATTGATGTAATCTTTAATGGGCTATCCATCCCTCTAAAGTAGATCTTTTGGCCCGTCAGCTTGTAAGTCACTTCCAGTGGGCTTTGAGTCCATTTGAACATGTCATATACACCCAGCACTGCAGCAACCTTTTTTAGTGTTGCAAACGTGCTATCTTTCTGTGTATAAGCATATTGTCTTAGTACGATCCAGTTTACGTACGGATATACCATCATATCGACTAAAACTTTTACTGCCGCAGCATACGATTTACCAGAACCACGAGACCCCTTATAAACAAGGTAGCGCATACGGCTGGTAAACAACGGATAGTAAGCTGAACTAACAAGCTGATTGATATCCAAATTAATCATCGCCATGTGCTTCATCGCTCCCTGGTGGGTAAGTTATATTAACCCGCACTTCATTTACTTCATCAGATACCACTTTGGCCTTAGCCTCCGCAATATCCGCGTCAGCTTTAAGCTTGCGAATCTGTTGTTCAACAAGCTTATTGTTATCCGGATAACGCTTCAGTATTTCCTTAGTAGCGCTTATCCGTGTTTTCAAGTCAGCTTCTTTGTGTTTCTCATACACGCCGTCAGCAGTGCCAATATAAACCGTTTCTTTAGTTTCCCCTCTAGCGATACTAGTAAGCAACTCAATGGCTTCTGTGGCGTCCATAATGCGCTTGGAAGCTATCTTGGCCATTCGCTCATCAATGTAAGATTTAATTCCAACATTTTCCAACAATTTGCTAGATTGTGCCTTTGCATAGTTGCGCGAATAACCAGCTTCAATAGCAGCTTGATAAGCATTTCCAGACTTGATATACTCATCGGCAAACTTTTGCTGTTTGGGTGTTAACTTTCGTGTCATTACATACCACCACACCTCCGTTAATTGGAATTAATTAGTCTAAATTTTGTAGCATCGATTCTCAAACTTTTTGTAGGCGTCTAGGTAGATCTCACCCTTATCACCGTTATAGGTAAGCTCGTAATACATGCCATCACTTAAGGTCGTGCTGAGTAACGCTTTGCTATTCTGTAATGCTTTCGCTTGCCAAACAATAAAGACATTATCGACAGTGATTTGCTTTTCGTCCGTTACGTCTAAATGTTCATTAGCGTAGTCCAGCACTAAGGCTTTGCATTTACTTGTAAATTCAACATCGTTCATTTTCTGTTACCTCCGTTTTTAAACCAGTCGAAATCGACGGGTTTAGAATTAATCTAGTAAGTCGTAAGTTTGCTTAAAAATATCTGGCTTACATGGGTAAAGCTCACCATGAACTCCTTTGATGATGTAATCACCGATATTAGCAGTCATGGTTCCCTCTAAGGTTTCAATAGTCAATGTGTCTTTTTCGTCAAAGAATCTAAGTTTGTCATCATCATAAATAGCTTTTAACAGCCATTCAGGGCGTTCAGAAAAAGAACTATTTCCATTGACAAATCCTCTAAATTCAACATACTCAATAACTATTGGTTTCTTTTGCGCTCGCATGCTGCACCTCCTTATTTTTATCCAAACTAAAAGCGCCATGCTGTTTAGCACGACGCTTTCTATTCTTGCACCACTTATCTAGCCGGGCATCAGCCTGTACCCATTCAGGTGGCTCATACCCGTATTTACTGTGAATCATTACTGACATGACAGCACCTCACAATCATATGCACTAAAAAGCAGCGATCAACCGGGCCTGCTCATTTCTTTTTCGCTTGATGTAATGTCATCATTGCTGGAAACAAAGTGCATAATTTCTTCTTGATTACCTTTTGTTCCATTCGCTCACCTCACAATTTTTTGTGAAATAAAAGACGCCACGCTATTAAAGTTGACGTCACATATTAAAAATAACTTCATTTGTTTAAAAAAGTTTTTTAGATTCTTTAAATCTAGCCAAGTTATAATTAGCTGAGTAGTCTCCCTCCATTTCTTTCTGGTTTCCGATCAGCTTCGCATCACTCTGATACTCCAATCCATGCTCACCATCTTTATCTTTAAAATACAGTTTAATTGACTCTCTTATTTCTGTAATATACCAAACCCAAACTTGATTAATATGACGATTTTCATTAGTAAATAATAGATACGCATCACTATTAGCTGCGATTTTATTTATTGAAATGCTCTTGGTATTACCGCCGCTATTTTCCTGATTCATAGAATCGTTTAATTGTATGGAATTGTCACTAATCTTTTTATCATTGTTTTTGGCACTTGAAACAAACACCCTCACCGCGTACATGTTTTTGGTTGAAACATTACGAATAACTAAATAATTAATTGATTGTTCATATACTAAATCACTGTCAATATCTTCAGTCAAATAAACATTATACTTGCCCCATGCATCAAGGTTCATTACTGTCGTTACATAATCAGACTCTTCCATCATTTGTTTTTTTTCAAACTCATCTATTAGTAAATTTCTAAAGTTAACATTCTCCTGAGAAACTAAAAAGAATGGCCGAGCCTGTCTATATTGACTCTCTTTTTCATTATTCAATTGTTTTTGGGAAAGTTTATTTTGTTTAGTAGCTTGCCAATATACACCTAAGATTGCAATAATTGATCCCAGTAAGCTACCGAAGAACCCTAGCCATCCATTCCAATCTGCCGGTGATAAACGTGTAAATAAGCTTACTAAATAAATAAATAATCCAACTCCCCCAAAAAATATAATTTGTACAATTTTCATGTTATCCCTCCAAACTACTTTAACTATACAAAAACTCCCGCCAATAAGCGAGAGCAGTTTGGAGATTTCCCGTTTTGGTGCCGCGGACGCGTTTAATGTGCTTGGTAGGGATTTGCACCCTACATGATGTGTGGACATACTGGTTGTCAACCAACACCCGTTACTCGCGTCTGACTATCCGTCTACCTATTCCGCCACAAGCACGCGTTATGCGGTCAACTCCCATTGGGTGCTGTATCACATAGCAATATCGCTGGTAGGACTCGAACCTACATCCCATTGTGGCTTACCAATTAGCCCACAGCGATACTCGCATTCAACGGCCGACGTTAAACACGAAGACTAATGCCGGCGGCAGAGAGGAGCGCATCACCCCTTATAAATCCGCCGGCTACACAGATAGCTGGATTTGAACCAACATAGACGGTTTTGGAGACCGCCATCTTGCCAATTAGATCATATCTGCTTAATAGGCGGGCCATCATATCAACTTAATCAAGTAGGCAACACAAACTGTACATCTGTGCCCGTCTAAAGTGGCAATGTGGAATCGAACCACATACAGCATAATAAATACCGTATTTACCTTAATCCGCCACATAAAACGGCTAGAGCTATCAGAAAAACGTTTATTTGTCGCCCTAACCAATTATCGATAATACTAATTTACCACCAATTTATTGCTATGAAGTCCGGCTTGAGTTCGGAAAAAGTTCGGTTAAAGTCCGGTTTGAGTTCGGTTTTGATAAATATTCAGGTCTTCTAGGTAATAGCTCTGTGCAAACTGTAGCATTGCCAATGGCTTCCAACGGTCAAAATACTGCGTCTTGCTGTAGCCAATATCCATGTAGCACATCGTGTCGCTGTAACCTTGCAGATATAGCCGATCTAATATCTCCTGGCACTCATGATCACAGCGAGCCATTGCCTGAATAGTCTGTCGAACAATCTGCTCTGCATACAGGCGACGTGTAATCCGCTCCTCGGCCGAATTACCAGCTGGGGCCGACTTAGGCATGCCATCCATGCTAGGCGATTTTAAATCAGCGACCGAATGGCCGGACGCCCGAACTGCTTGCGGTAACTTCTTATCCAGGAACCGCCGCACCTGTTTAATTGTTTTCTCCTGGTCAATTGGTGGAAAAATTTCATCTGAAATAACTTGCTGTTCGCCCATCATGTGCCCCTCCGATTTCGTGTGCTATAATTAATTTATTCGGAATTAGTTGTAGCGCGGTCAGCAATGGCAGCGCTTTTTATATGTTATACTAGCAACGGTCATTCGAGTGGTCCTGTGACTGGTCGCCCTAGTAGGCGGCTTTTTGTTTACTCTCACGATTGCTCAACTCCGCAATGTCAGCAATGAAGTCCTAGCCAATTTGTGCCTGTTGCTCAGTTGTCAGTGCAGCGTTCATTTCCAGGTTGGCAACTGTGGCTTTCATTTGGATTGCTTTGGCGTATTCGGTATCAGTCATGCCTGTTCACCCACCAAATTATTACTGATCCAATAAACAGCAATACGCCAACTGACGTTATCAAATACCCCACCAATTGCAACGGGGAAGAGTTCCAAAGAGATTCAAATATCTGTTTCATTCGTCTGCTTCCCGTTAATCTGACACAACCAGTGCTGAATATAGATAAAGCGTTTCGTCGTCCGGCCCTTCATGGCGTACCGTCTCAACTAACATACCAGCGTAGTTACATTCGACCGGCATATCTTCAGGCAGCTTCTTAAGCTCGTTAATCAAGGCGCCGACAGTGTCACCGCCTTCCCAGTTTTCGTCTGCCAGCGGACTTTCGATAATAACTTGTTTAATCCATGGGTGTAGGCTCCACTCAACTAGTTCCTTAACCCGTTCAATGTCAATTGGATAGTTACTCTTAACAGCAACGTCTTCAATCTTAGCTTCGTATTTCATTCGTCTTCCTCCCATAAATGCAAGTCATACATAAAAGTTTCAAATCTGGCCTTATTGAATTGATAAAGCTTATCATCTGATCCATAAGGTCGCTCGATTACTAAACGATCGCCCCTAATTCCAAGGTAACCATTATTATCAAGCTTTTTATCATAATATTCACAGTAATCATTTCCAAATCCAGTAACATCATGATAATTCAACGTTTTCCACGCTCGCTTTCCTGCATCTTCAAACGCATGAACAAGTTTTGAAGTAATATCAAATTCTGACCGTTTTGAAAACAAGCTAATATTATGTGCTTTGACTGCAATCTTTAATTCATCAACTTGAACTACATTCATTTCTTTTCCTCCAATAGTTCCGGGTTCTCGTGCACGTTGCCAATAACCTTTGAACCGTGAGTTTCACCTATAAGTTCAAAGGTTTGGATAGTTTCAATTAAATCTGCTAAAAATTTACCACTAGCAAATTTAACAATTGACCGATACTTCCGATTTTCTAAAATATCGCCTTCATAGATATCCTTGCCATTCACGTCTGTCAGACCGGTAAACTGTTCAACAACATACCTACCAGGGAACATAGACTCATCCACCATTCCTCTGCAGGTTCTTTTTTGCAATCTGCCACTTAGAGCAATTGTTAATTCCTCAAGCCTGCCCATATAGGCTTGATAAGTTGGTTCAAAATACTTGTTGGTTTCCTTGTCCCACGCCCTAAACTTAATCATCGTCGCCATCTCCTTGATTAGTTTCATTCCAAGATACTTTGCTTATGGTAAGGAACAGTCATAATTGACGTGTTCTGGCCCTTTTCTCTGAAATGTTTCGCATCTTTTCTAGCGGCTTGTCTATTGGAATATACAGCTGCCACATCACTATTAATCATCAATATATAAGCCATTTTCAGTCCTCCCCGAACGCCCGCTTATTAATGTTGTACGGCTCATATTCCTTGGATAATTGCTTGCCATCTAAAGCTTTAGCTTTGTTCGCTTCGGCATGTTTCCTCATGCGCCGGTGCTTCCGTTTAATCGTTGAACGCTTTTTAGTGTGTTTAGGCATCTTCGTCCTCCATAATGTAGTATCTATTTTCGTCAATCGAATCAATGTACTTATTACCACATTGATATTGCCAATCCAGCAATTAAAACGTAAATCGTTAAGGCTTTGGCCAACCCGTGTTCCTCATCTTCAAACGTCATTGAAACAAATAGCACGATCAAGATTAGAAAAACATACGCCCACATCCAACCATCCCCTATCAATGTGTAATACCGCTAAAATAGCCATCCTAGGACAACCACAAACAGCTTGATACCGCCGACAACAACGAAGCAAACTGCTGTCCACGCTACCCAATCAGCAAGCAAATCTTTAATCTTCATCCTTCGCCCTCCATCGATTCTGCCATCGCCATAACCAGCGGGTAGTCTTCCCACGCTACTTCCGACTCATCGGCGTAGCCCATAGCCTCACAGGCCGCTTGTATGGCCCATGCTGGAATTTCAGTATCCATATCTAATCCCCCTTATCATTCGGGTCGACGTCATACCAGCCCTTAGCGCACATCAATTTCCAGCGATAATCATCGCTCTTAAGTACATGATTTAAGTGATCACAACGCTTGAATGCATCGCCATACCGCTTATAAATTTTTGGGTAGTTTTTCATGATTTCGCCTTGAAAGGTCAGGACGACCATGTAGGCCACTACCGTCTTTCGGCCTAGCTTGAGTGCTAGATCAGTCGTCATTTCACGTCCTCCGTTCGATTTAATCCCTTAGTCACAATCATCAAGGCCTCTTCTGCCGACCGCGCTACGCCGTAAATCACGGGATCACGCGCTATTTCTTTAGCAAAGTACTCTTGTGCAGGCCGTCGCTTACCTGTCTTTGTCTTAACTTCGATAAAGAACATCTTGCCATCTGACTTACGATAGCCACAGATGTCAGGGAAGCCGGCTTGTGGGCCCGCGCTGAACATCCTGCCGTCCTCCATCTTTACTTTGCCGACGTTGATTCGCCAGACATGATGGCCCGCCATCGTTAACACTTCGATAATCCCACGCTGGATCAACTGTTCCGGGCCTGTCCCACGCTTCTTATGCTTAGCGACTTTGCGCGGCTTCATATGCCGATTTGTTGATGCTACTCCATTTGGATATTTGATTGTCATATTCGCGGCACCCGGCTAATGTAGTAGCCACAGACAAGGCCATTTGAGTAGCTTGCCTGTTTAATTGAACTAGCTGGGGCGCCAAGCTTGTCACCTAAGATATATATCGTTTGACCCGTGATAACGTCGTCCGGGTCGTTATACTTCTCAGCCCGCCAGTATTGGTTGCGCAAGCGAAGGCTGTATTTATGCACAAGGTGACTTACCTGCTGGTTAGTAAACCCCGTCTTTATGGCTAGGCTTCTAATTGTGTGACAGTCATCATGGTAAGCACGGCGAATGGTCCTGATTTGCTCACGCTCCTCAGTCTGTGGATCTGGTCGCATACTGGCTAGGTAGGCCGCATCGTCCCATGGCTTAGCAGCTTCCTCTTCAATGACTACTGGGAACTGCCACTCGCCATGTTGGTACTTTGCCAGTACCAAGCGATGTAGCTCTGGCTCGCTACCAGTTGCGAGCACTTTATGTCGCTGATCAATCGTTTTTACTGCATACATTAGACAGCACCCCCGCTAATTCCTTTTCATAGTGCTGGTGTACCGCCTGTATGCAGTTAGGGCACGGCTGTACAACCCATACACCTTTCATGATTTCAACATGTACAATCTTTGTTCCGTTGCATTCACACATTAGAACGATACCTCCCGTTTGTCTGGGGTCGCAGCCGTAAAGCTGATGACGTGCCCATTGATGCCACGATATAGACGCGAAATGATTTTTGGATTATAAACGCTAGCCAAGTCGGCACTGCCTAGATTAGTCGTGATAATGGTTCGCTGGCGGTTGTTCACGATGCCAAACAACACATTTTGCACGTAATCGCTAGCTTCCTTTCGGTTCTTACTTTGATGGCTTTGAAATGTTGCCTCTGAGCCTAGGTCGTCAAGTACAAGCAAATCGGCGTCACTTAGTAGCTGAACCATGTTCTGCTCGTTATATCGGCTGTCAGGATGGCTGAAGCTGCTTTTAATCAGCCGGAACAATTCATTTACGCTAACGAATAGACAGGTCATAGATTTATCTGCGTGATCGTTTACCGCTTTGGCAATGGATAAGGCTAAATGTGACTTGCCACGTCCCGGCAGTCCCGTCAATATCGTATTGTACGTAGTTTTCGGGTTTAAATACTCGCCAGCAATCTTCCGTGCCATCTTTAGGTTATTCGCTGACTCCGAACTGTTCGGGCGGAAATTATCAAAGTTGGCATCCATCAAGGTCGGATCATCGAATATCGAGTCCATAGCTAGCACGTCAGAGGTTCGGCGCTTATGCCAGTAGTCATTAGCATGATCAATAATCTTGTGGTTTTGCTGTTCAATCGCTTCTTTGGCACATACCATGCAGAATGGCTGGTGTCCCTGCATGCATACCAGGTTCACGCCATGACGTGGGCAAACTTGGTCACTGGCCTTTAACCGCTGTAGCAGTTGGAAATTAATGCCATTTGAGCTCTCAGAAGTCGTTTCTGACATAGGTTTGTGCCTCCTTCGATGTCTGGTTGCTACCATCCGCTGCTGGTTGCGTAGGCGGCGTCATATCGTACTCATCCATCCAGTCACGGCCACCGAGCCAATTTTCTAAACTTTTGGTATAGTACTCACCCGTGCCATGTAGCTTTAAGTAAGCCTTATACTCGTTAATCTTGGCAACAATGGTCTCTAAGCTAACTCCCTCAACTTTGGCCGCATAATACGCGTTATAAGCCTTTTGAAAGTCACGCTTTTTTGGATAGATTGACCAAACCTGTTCGGTAAATTCTTGCTGGATGCGGTCACGAGGATCACGCGGTTTGGTTTTATTTTTTTTGTTATTATTTGATTTACTTTGTTCTGATATACTATGGGGATTGTCAGCGCTGTTTACTTCGTTTCCAGCGTTGAAAACCCCGTTATCAGCATTGGAAACCCGTGGTAAACGATACTGATTAAGAATCGAGCTATCTTTCTTCTGTCGAGAAGCCAATTTATAGTTCTCTTGAATTCGCTTAGACGTTAAGATTTTTTCTTGCTTGAACATCTCAGCGTCGAAAAAACCTACCTCACTTGCTTTCAAAACCACGTCCTGTACTGCGCTTTCCTTGGCACCAATATCATCAGCCACCAAGAACCGCATATCAGCATCCCACGTCATGTAATACCCTTCATCTTGATAAATATTACAGAGCAGGCAGATTAGTACAGCGATCGATTGATTTCCACAAGCACGCATGATTTTACGGACCTTAATGTCACGCAGAAAATCTACATCTAAGTTGAAGTAGTCAATTCCCTTCTTAATTGGACGGGCCATTTCGCACCTCCTGTCCTTACTAATGGGCCTCTCACCCGTTCGGTGTATTCAGTCACTGCTGCATTCAAGCCAATTCATTTTGTTAACTAATCAATTCTTGTGGGTCTTTAATAAACCCGTCTAACTGCATCGTTTGTTTGCAGTAATCACAAACACCACATCGCGCTGGTGTAACCTCATCTCGTTCGATTTGCAACACTCTAGGCTGATACTCCTCAATCACATTCAACTGTTCTTCCATCTCATCAAACGGTACTTCTAGAGCTGCTAACCCTGGTGAATCCGTTTTATCAATGGCAAAGATGTAGCAAGTAAATGGTTTGTGATACTTCTGCTGCAGTAGCTTCTTGTAAGCTCCCATTTGTAAGGCGTAGTTGTACTGGTCAAAGAACGAAACCCATTCGTGTCGCTCAACGCTCCAATAACGCTTGTGTAAGTCCTGCGTGGTCTTCAAATCACAGAAATAACCGTCCTTAACGTTCAAGCTATCAATTCGAGCTTTCCATGGCACACCATACAATTCACCGTCCAAAATAACTTCTTTTTCGTTTTCAGGCGAGTTATAGAAGAAATTAAACATGGCATCGCTCTCTAGCCGCTTAATCATCTTGTCAGCCTTTTTGAAGTCAGCCCGCAACGTGTTTGTGCGAGTAAACAACTTGCTTTTATGTTCATTACAGAAACTCTCAAAAGCTTCATCCGATTCAAAATGTGAGTGTAGGTAATTACCAACTAACAATGGCAAAGTATCATTCTCAACTGGATTTTTTAAGCTGTGTAACGCCTGTGCTTCACACTGCATGAAGTTCTTTAATAGCGTGGCCGACATGTACGCCCAATCCATTCGGTTACTGTAATAATTACTACGATTGATCTCTTGGGTCACCTTGGTCTTCGGTGTTATGTTCTTGATCACTTGTATTCACCTCACCCTGCTGTTGACGGAATTTATCAAGCATGTTATCAGTCGTCTCACTAGCGCTTTCCTCTGCCTCAACATTCAAAGGCGTTTGCGGGGCAGTTTCATCATTAGCAAGTGCTTGTTCCATCTCAATGGACATTGGCCCCCACTTACTTAGCATGTTCCGCAAAACGGTTTTAATAGCCATTGCATCATAGTTAGAGGCCCACACCCCTTGAGGCGTCTTACCACCACTCATTTTTGAAAAACTCATACGATGTTCTTCCATACTGGCCTTGGTCCAAAACACAGTTTTTTCAAAGCCATTAGTTAACTTAAAATAGCCAACATAGCCAATCACTTCATCACTGGTTCGTCCCATTGGGTCAAATTGGAAATCTTCGGTCAATGGATTCCATCCTTTTAACTCACCGGAATGGATAGCAATGGCATTCATCGCTAAGTATTGCCCGGTGCGTTGTGCTAATTGAATGTAACCTTTATAACCAATTTGCGGAGTAGCCCGCCCCTTGTAAGGCACTAACCACATATATCCCAGATTCTGATCAATCGGTAAATTTAAAGTAGCAGCCACCATGGCCGATTGAATTACTGACATTTGATCAACCTTAGCTAAGCTTTGGTTTCCATTCACTAAATTAATCAACGACGTTGAAAACTGGCTAGCTTTATCAGCCAGCGTCCGTGATAACATCTGCTGAATAGCATCTTGCTTTACCAATTGCTTCATTGGCATATGTGCTAACTCATTACTCATGCTTATTCCTCCTCCGATACCCAGTGATAGCCCAGACGTGTCATCATCGTGTCCGTGTCGATGTGTGCCAGTAGCTCGTCCCACAGACGGGCTTGACCAAACACATCAATCAACCATTGCCAATTAGGTTCCTCACCTTGATTTGGATACAACACACTTACGTCAGTCGCACCAAAAGTGACGATACAAATGGTGCTCAACATATCGGCCTGCATATCAGTCGCCCACTGCTTAAAGTCGTTATTATCGATATAATCTTGAAACAGTTGAGCCTTGTCGAACTCGTCACCATCTGTTAAATACTTATCTTGATCAACAATCCAATCTCGTGGATCGTTGTTTTTCCTCCAATAAGCGTCCGGATCGGTTTGACTAGCTGTTTGTGGCGGCTCGTCTGGCCCCATACGCTTCATACGGTCCTGAGCGGCATTGAGTGCGTCCAGCTGTTTTAATGACATCATTTCGCCCACCTCCGTGCCAAACGTTGTCTTAACGACAGTTTCGGAGTACAATAGAAATCGAAAATAAAATTGTTAAGCGTCTTAGCTGCACGGGTACTACCAATACTCGAGCAGCTTTTTTCGTACTCAAATTTAGGCTTTAGCGATACTTTGCGTACTTCCAACTATCTCAGCCTCCTTAAACGTTTTAAAAAGATTATCTAACTCCTGAATCGTGATCTGTTTGTAAAGCACGTTTCCAATCCTGAACGTGAATTTCATCGTCTTCATCTCCTTAAATTCCAAACCAGCTAGCAACTTCATGACGCTTGAACCATAATGCAGTTAGCGCGCAGCCTACTATTGCTCCTTCAATCATTGCTATTTCCTCCTATCCTGCTTGCGTTTATTCTCTTCTGCTCGCCAACGGCTAACTTCTGCCCAATTATATTGGCGGGCCCCTAATGCAACATCAGACGGCAATGGGTAGTCTTCACGTCGCGCCAAGTTGCTTATTGTTGATGGCGAAACATTCCATTCAGCAGCAAGTTCAACACCTTTGAGCCATTTTTTAGGCTGTCCGCCTGCCTTATACTTAGGATTCTTTTTAATGGAAACCACTTGCATCTTTTATCACTCCTATCCACCGGTACTATCATTTACCTCATCAATCACATGTTGCAGTTGCGACATCGTTATGCCTGCATATTCAGCCTGTTTTATTAATGCTGTAATCTCAGCGCTAATTTCCTCGACATACTCTCTTGGATAACGTTGAATGATTAAATTTTGCTCCGGAGTTCTAAATTTAGGCTCCGTTGTAATTGCAGCCTCAAATTCTGGTTCCAACTGCTCTCGTTGACTTTGCTCCGTTCGTTGCTTTACCAAGGCAGAAAACATGTCACCTTTAAGTTTTCGATCGCGTTGGAACGAAATCGTGCCGTAGTCCAAACTCGCAGCAGTATATTTCAAACGTAGATCATTAATTGCATTCGCTAACGTCCACCTAGTCTGTGGGTCAGTCTTCTTAAGCCCCGCTCTAATTCTTGATACAGTGCTTTCAGAATAATGTGCCTTATCAGCAACTTCTCTCTGCTTATGTCCGCCCATACGTTCGAAGGTTAACGTTAGCTCTTCTGCGAATCGGTTCCGCATTCTGTCACCTCCTGAATTTTTGCAAGTATCTTATGATTTCTTGCAAAGGCAACTCCCTATAATTTAAATAGAGATGTAATCCATTTGCCGAATCTTGAAACTGTTTTCGTTATTGATGTGTTGAAACATAATCCTTAGCTTTTCATCACTCATTGCTTCAAGCGAAACCCGGGGTGTCTCTGGGAAATAACGAAGTAGTACATTGATTAAAACATCTCTTGTTATTGGCTTCATTTTGGCATCTCCAATCACGGTATACATTAAGTTAACTCTTAACGGTTTTCGTCTACTAAAAGTAGACTATTTTTCTAAAAAAACATCATCCGGCTTCATATCAAAGACCTCCGCAATTTTAGTTGCTAAGTCATAGCTAGGACCGTTTTTGCCGCGTTTACCATTCTCTATCAGAGAATAGTAACCTTTGGTAATTCCAACTCTTTCAGCTACTTGTTGCTGAGTTAGCCCATGAAATTCTCTTAATTTTTTTAAGCTGGTAGTCATTTGATCACCTCCTAATCAACTTTATGTAAACATAATATATCAAAATTTACTTTTTGTAAACAAAAAAGTCTACTTTTTGTGAACTTTTTTTATGTTTCTTGTGTTTACAAAAAGTAAACATTAAAATAAATAGTAAGCGAGGTGTTAATAATGGGTTTGGGATCACGTATTCGAGAACTAAGAAAATCTAAGCATTTGAACCAAGAGCAGCTTGGGAAAATATTAAACGTATCTAAAGCATCTATATCCGGCTATGAGAACGAAACACGCGAGCCAGATAATAAATCGTTAATTAAGTTGGCTGAATACTTTAACGTAACACTCGACTATCTTCTCGGAACCAATCAAACACCAAAATGGGCAACTAAGAAAGATACTATTGATTTGAAGGACTTTCTTGAAGCAAATGAAGGCTCAATGACCTATGGGGGTGAAGATCTTACTGAAGAAGAAAAACAACAAGTGCGTGTGGCTATGGCAACAATATTCTGGAAACGCCACAAGCATGATTAGGAGTTGTACTTATGGATAGAGTAAAAGATATCGTTAAAACTATTGTCAATCGTTATCACACAGCGGACCCGTTTGTAATTGCGGAAAAGCTTAACATACAAGTGGAATGGTGTGACTTCGGGGCAATGCCCCTGGGTAAAAATGCTTATGACAACCAAGAGCCTATCATACTACTCAATAATTCTATTAAACACACGCCTACACAGTATTTCATACTTGGTCATGAGTTGGGACACGTTATATTCCACGAGGGGCTGATCGGGTACTACACTTCCGTTAAACATGGACATTCTAAGTTTGAACGTGAAGCTGATGAATTTTCAGTTGGATTGATGGGAATGCTTTTTATTGAGGAAAATGGCCATATTCCCTATTCATACAGAGAACTGTCCTATCAATACGGGGTACCATTCGACGGAGATTAATATCAATTAATTTGGAGGAATTTTCATGTCACTAGGTGACTTATTCAGAATAAGCGAATTTAAAAATACTATTCAAAAATCAAAAGTGGAAATTGCTCAATTAGAGGAAACCATTGATAAGCTGAAAAAACAGAACAACATCAAGCTATCATTACAGCAAATGAAGCCTGAACAACTTGACCAACTCATTAATTCTAAACACAAAACACTTGATGAATTAGACAAACAGATTGATCTCGCTGACAAAAAGCGTATCAATGCACTATCTGAAATTGAGAAACAGTCTGACATGCTTAACGAAATAAAAGCCGACATTAGTGACCTTTCTCCTGATTTAGAAATGAGTTCATATGGTCTGTATCAACCGCAATATGACTTTTCTGATTCCTTAGGCTACAAGGACAGATTGTAAGAAATCCGTGATCAACAAAAAAATCTAATCAAAAATAAAGCTGCTTGTATTTTTAACAATCATTGGCAAGTCAACGGAAGCATAGCACAAGGAAGAAAGATGAATCGTAATAATATAAAGGCCATCCTTCGTAGCTTTAATAACGAATGTACAGATGCTATCAACAAAGTATTATATTCAAATTTTGATCGCATCAAAACAAGGATTATTCGCTCATTCAATCAGCACAATAAAATGTATGAAGTTGTTGAAATCAGCATGGTCAACAATTACTTACAGCTCAAATTGAAAGAACTTCATCTAGCTTTTGAGTACCGACAAAAAGTTCAAGAAGAAAAAGATAAGCTTCGTGAACAGCGAGCACGGGAAAAAGAAGAAAAAGCTTTGCAACGGGAAATTAAAGCTCAACAAAAAATGCTTAATAAACAGATCGATCATTACTCAAAAGCAATTCAAGAACTTCAAGAAAGACAAACTGAAGATCCTCGCAACGAGGGATTAATAGCCGAAATTGAAAAATTAAAGCAAAAACTAACACAATATGAAGATAAAAAGGCAGCGGTGGATTATCGAGAAGAAAACGCAACCGCCGGATATGTTTATATCATCTCTAATGTTGGGTCGTTTGGTAAAAATGTCTTCAAAATTGGTGTAACCCGCCGCTTAGATCCAATGGATCGTATCAACGAGCTCGGGAGTGCTTCGGTTCCATTTAAATTTGACGTACATGCATTAATATTTAGCGAAAACGCATACCAATTAGAATCTGAACTACACCAGCGTTTTTCACAAAAGCGTGTCAATATGGTGAACAACCGTAAAGAGTATTTTCACATTTCTATAAACGAAATTGAAGATGAATTAAAAAAATACAGCAATTTGACTGTAGATTTCAAAGAAGCTCCTGAGGCCGAAGAGTATCGAGAGAGTTTGGCTATTAGCACAGAATCAAAGCAATAATGTTATTGAAATTGGATTTGGGGAATAAATTATATTGGAGGAAACATCAATGAAAAAATACAGTGTTTTATTACTAGCTGGAATAGCCGCATTGTCACTCACCGCATGCGGAAATAATAATAGTTCTAAAACTAATTCCGTTAATAGCTCCAAGGCAGAAAAAGTTTCATCAACAAAATCGACTGATCCGTCAAATGACAAATGGACGTTTAAAGATAATGTTTTCTCAGCTGGAATTGAAACTTATAAATTTACGAAATCGGAAATCCGTGATGGCAGCGAAGACGGAACTAAAATTTTAGTTCTCTATTGTGACGTTACTAACAACTCTAAAAAGGAACAGGATCCTTCAAATATCTATACTGTAGTAAATGCTTATCAAAAAACAGATACAGCAAACAAACAACTTTTGCCCGGCACACCCAAATATGACGATAACGGTAATAATCCAATACAAAAATACGAAGATGGCCTAAATGATAAATTGTTGCCAGGGAAAACAACGCAGGCGGCGGTTATGTTCAAGTTAGAGAATAAAAATGATGTAACGGTCAAATTCAATAACGCCAATTTCCAAACTATTGGGACAAAAACATATTCTGTAAATTAAAATATTGGCTTGATTCTAACCGTAATAAACCATGTAAAGACTGGAGAATTTGTTATGAAAAAGATGAGTATTGGTTTTGTAGCCATTATAGCTATAATTTTCATACTGGCTGGTTGTGGAAACAAAAAGCCTGATTATACTGCTTCAACAGCAGAATCAGCATTAAATGCTAATAAAGATATTGAGGGAAAAACCGTTCAATTCAAGGTCAATAAAGTTGTTCCAAATAGCGCATTTGGTTATAACCTTGAAACTGGCAAGCACTTGAATTTCGTAAGTTCTGAAAATCCCAAGGTGAATAAAGGTGAAACAGTTACGGTAAAAGTTAAGAAGACTAGCTCATCTGTGGGTTCTTGGGTTATATCATACACAAATCTCAAAAAAGATTAACTGTAAATAATTGGCCCTTAGTTGGGCTTTAACGCGAGTGTAGTTTAGTGGTAAAACGACAGCCTTCCAAGCTGTAGTCGCGGGTTCGATTCCCGTCACTCGCTTATACCCCATCACGGGGTATATATTTTTATTTTTTAGAGAACATAAGTTCGAATCAAGGAGGCTTATTATGGCAACCATTTCAAAATATCAGTTAAGAAATGGCAAAACGCGATATCAATACAATATTTACGCTGGAACTGACAAAGGTACCGGTCAGCGGAAGAAGATCCATCGTCGTGGGTTCACCTCTTACAAATCAGCCAGTGACGCTGCAAAATTAGTAGAAGCAGAAATAATTTCAAACAAACGAAACGTTACACCTCAAAAAGCTTGGAATTTGGGAGAATTTCTAGACTATTGGATAACTCATCTTAAGTTAAATGTAAAAGAAGGTACACGTATTGTTCATCGTGAAAACATTGAGACTTATATCAAGCCAAGAATTGGTAGCTATCCATTAACCGAGTACACTCTCGTAGAACATCAGCGCTTTATCAATGGTCTTTTCAGCGAAAAAGGAGTTGGAAGAAAAAAACAAGGCCTAAGCTGGGCTACCGTAAAATCAATAAATGGAACACTTTCTAACGCTCTAAAAAAAGCAACACAGCTCGGGTTTATTGAGTCTAATCCAACTATTGGAGTTGAGTTTTCCAGGAAATTCAAGCCTCAAAAACGTGAACTTCGTTACTATACTCTTGATGAAGTTAATGTTTTTCTGGAAACAGCCAAACAAGAACAACAACCATCATGGTTCCCCTTCTTCCTGCTAATGTTCGACTGCGGTTTACGACTCGGCGAAGATTTGGCATTGAGATGGTCTCGGGTGGATTTCAACAAGCGCACTTTGACAATAGACCAAAATAGACTCTACCGGGCTGAAGCTGACCAAAAAAGGCAGCTTAGAGAGTCCGGTGAAGTACTTGATGACTCTTATCTATCAATTACCCTGGACGACCCCAAAACAGAGCACAGCTCTCGTAATGTACCTTTAACTGCTCGTGCTTATACTGCATTACTAGAACTGCGTAATAAGCAATCAGCATTGCAAAAAGTAGTTACAATTAGCCCAAATCTGCAATCTGATCCCTCAAGCGATTTTGTATTTAGACGTTTCTATTTAACTGCTGGCAATGTTGGTGAACCTATATCTTCACGAGGGGCTGAAGGTGCCATGAATCGCATTGCTAAAAATGCCGGTCTAAAACATCTTAATGTTCATGGATGCCGACACTCATTCGCAGTGCGCTTGCGTGAAGCTGGTGTTGACATGGAAAACATCAGAGACTTGATGGGCCATGTTGATTTGACCACTACTCGTATGTATGCAGAAGTTACTCCCAAGATAAAAGAAGATGCGATGTCAAAGCTGGAAGATTATTTGAATAGTAGCAATTAA